TAAGCTTTTCGCAATGCCCACGATACCCATAACCCGTGTCGTACCCAGCCATCGGGATTCGCTCAATCCGAACTTGGGTCATCAAGCTGTTGTCGTAGTAGCCGCAGTTCGAGCAATGCTTGCGCCTTGCGTCCTTTGCGTCACACTGCATGGCCTCTGCCAGTGAGTCATAAAACTCAGGGTTTGCCTTTGGGTCGTTGCTGGGTTCTTCAGGTCCATAGTGCCAATCTTTCACCGCAATCAGGAAATTGGCTTTATTCTCAGCAACAGTTAAAAACTCCTCTTCGCTTGGCAAGCCCATGAAACCCTTGGGCATCATCATAAAATCTTTCATTTTCTACTCCTTAAGAAATTTCTCTGCCTGATGCTCGAATGGTCAAGGATGTTGCTGCCCCTGCAAGCGTGGATATAAAACCACCAGCCTCTAATGCTTGCCCCACCAACTCAGGGCAAGTGTAGGTCTCATCGGGCACGATGGTTCGCGCATCAATAATCAGGTTCGATGCCCCTGCTGACCCAGACACAGTGACCAAGTTGCAGCTGAAGGTCACATTGTTGCCGCTGGTGTTAGTCACCGTGAATTTGTCAATGATCGCCCTGACATTCGTTGCTGTGTATTGTGTGGTCTGTGCATTTTCAGCTTGTTTGGCTGGAATCAGGACTTTAACTGTTACTGTCATAGGACACCTTCAATGTTGTTGTTTACTGTCAGAATTATGGACGGGATTGCAGGGACTGGCGCTGTTGCTGGAACCGCCAAAACTTCAACGCTTAAATCAGTGACGGAAAACATTATCTCAACATAGTCGTTAGCTTTTAAATCTAAAAACAAATTGTAGGCTGAGAAAATCTCTGCGTTGTTACCCTGAATACGGATAAAACCTGCACTGTTGGCAACATTTACACCGTTCAGCCTGAACCAAATGTAGAACTCCGCAGTTCCGCCCGATGTTTTATCTATTTGAAAGCTGAGAGCAAAGTTGTACAGACCCTCGCTATCAACAACGATTCTTGATGTTGGACTTGCAATAAATACCCCATTGCTTAAGTCAGTCGTGTTGAATGTGATTGCTGTTGCGGTGTTGATGACTGTTGCTGTTTGTGTGGTGGTGTCAAAAAACGACCCATACCTTGCCCGCTTAAATTCCCGTGGCGGTGGGGTCATCTGCAAACCATCAACCGCTTTGTTTAGCTTGTCTACCAATGCCAATGCCTGATTTGCTTTGTTTTCAGCCAAGGCCACCGTCACTGCCGTTTCTTGCGCCAATAATGCAATTCTGTCTAATGCGTCCTGTGCCTTTGCACCCAATGCTGCATCATTAACTTCAGTCTCTTGCGCTAAAGCAATGATCTGCGCCAGAGCATCATTTGCTGTTGACTGAGCTGTTCCTGCAGCAATATTTATCTCAACCACCACATCAGGCGCAATCTCATCCACAGTCGCAAACAATAATTCAAACTGCCTGATCTGTTGTTGGTCAGTCAGAAATGTGGCAAGCTGGTCTCGCGTCAGATTCAGCTTACGAGAAACTGGTGCGGTTGCCATCAGTACGCCAATGCTTCTATTTGCGCTTCCAGTCTTACATAAGACACATGGGCATCACTATCACCACGGAAACGTTGTATGCGCCAATTTCTCATGTGGCCTTGCTGAAACCATGCAAGGCGCTTTTTAGTGTTGCCAATAGTGCCAACGGAAATAAACTTTTCTTGGCTGTATGCCTTGCCATCCAGTGAGTAACTAGTGCTGATTTGAGGATTCTTACCAAGTGCAATACTGCCAGTCAAGCTAACCAATTCCATCTCGTTGAATATTGCACCATTGCCTTCGTTATAAACAATCAATGTGCCAAACTCCCAGTAAACTTGCTGCCCCCAGTGGTGACCAGTATCCTGCACTAAGTAACCGATGTTGCTTGTCTGTGGGTCACCCACCATCCACTTGTCGTACACCCACACCATATTTCGGGCACGATATTGCGCTAGACCCGTCAAGGTACTTACCAAAACAAACCAAACTGGTGTCTGTAAAGCCTCGGATGCAGCCGCGTCATAAACTAAAGTTTGGTCAGGCAAATGTACATAAAGATGCTGATGGTTTTTGTCGTTTCTTGCTTCCAATTTAACTAAAGACAACTGCGCTTCGGTGTAATTCAATAAAATATTGTCAATCTCTTGCGTGCTTATTTTTGTTGCAACAGCAGATGCACCCACGTATATGCTTGGCGCTTCGTTTCTACCACTCCCTAAAAATGCTATGCGCTCAATAAACACACAGCAAGCAAATGTTCCTACTACGCCTTTTTGTATTTGAGCGCCATCAATCCGTGCAAATGGAAACAATTCACCGCCCACATTGTCGAATACCTCAATCGTGTTGCGGTTAAGGGCATAGACCTCATTTCGCAGCTTAAGTAACGCCACTACTGGGTCAGGGTCAACCTCTGAACTTCCGTACTTCAAAGGGTTAACAACCAGCGGGTTGGACAGCTCAGTAACAATCAAAAACTCGCCATCGGTAGTCATGAAGTAACCGTCAACCCAAACCACATCTAGCACCACCCCAAGGTCAGGGTCTGTGACTTGCGTCAGCGTTGTGCCGTTCCAGTAATAAAGCCGCCCACCCGACGCAATCGCCAATTCGTCAAAACTGTAATCAAAGGTCACCAGTTGGTCTGTTGGTCCACCTACATCGCCCAATGTTGTCACTGCACCCGCGCTGTCTATCTCAACCAACTTTGTACCCATCACCCGATACAGACCGCCTTGCCAGTTAATGCCGCCACGGTCAATTCCTGTTCCTGTGCCGTTTGCCACAATCCCATCGCCTGGCCGTAAAAAGCCATTGCTGATGCCTGATTGTTTTGGCACAGGCACAAGATTAACTGGGTACGATGTACGCAGTTCAGGAGTGTTGTCGGTGTAAATACCGTTCAAGATAGGTATTTGCATTTACTTAGCCTTGTTTCGTGCGCTGATGCGTTTTGCTTTGGCTTGAGCATCTGCCTTCGATGTAGCCCCCCAAGCCCTCAAACTCAACAGCAGGCGGGTAGGCTCACCGTCTTTATATTCAGGGCCTGCGTTACCCCCCATACGAGCCAAGAACGATGCTCTGCGTGGATTGTCGCCAGTCTTTACTGGTGGTTTTAGATTCATGCCTTCAGCCTTTGCCGCAGCCCTTCCCTTTGCGTTCAAGCCCCCCTTTGGGTTCTGCCCTTCTTTGCGTGCATAGACTGGGGTTTTCATCTGAAACTCTTAATCTTTTCGGCAACCTTTTTCGGTTGCTTTGCAAACTGTTTGCCAGCTTTTGTGGCCTCACGCTTTGCCCTTGTGGTTGAAGCATACTCAGCGGGGGTCAATGCCTTGATAGCTTTTGCAGGCAGATACCTCTCGCCTGTTTCGGACGATGGCTTGCCTGACTTAGTGCGCCAGTCCTGCTTGCCCCAATCTGACAGTGACTTTTGCGGGGCTTTCATTTTTTGGCTTTTTTGGGTGGAGTATGTTTAAGGTTCACACTTGCAGCCGTGTGCGTTGCACCAGTCATAACCTTATCTCCAATCTTATGCACTGGGCCTTTGTAAACTTTGCCATCAGGCAAATAGTGCGCTGTCTTTTTAGTCACGATAGCCACCGCCTTTTTTCTTGTACTCCACCGCTAACATCTGCGCTTTTCGGGCTGACCATTCGCCGGGGTCACCGCCCTTTGTCCCTGCCTTGATTCGCTCAAACAGGGCTTTTCGCATGGTTGGCTTTGTGTAGTTGCCAGCAGCATTGACAGAAGACTTAGGTTTTGTTGCCATTACGCACTCACAGCTTTAATTACAGCAAATGCAATAACAATGGCTTCAGACAATGAACCCAAAGAAATATTACGAACGTTAATACTTGCTGACCCTGCCGCTGATTGAGCATTTAACAGGTATGAGCCAGCAGTGCCGCCACTGATATGGTTCATCACCAAAATATCGCCAGCTTCGATTACAGTGTTTGTTAAGGTGAAACTCACAGTTGTTGAGGCAGCTAATGCAGCCGCGTCTAATGTAATTTGCCCTGTGGATTTGCTAAGTGTTACCGCTGTTGCTTTGCTAGTAAGTTGCGTTACAACACCGCCAGCCCCAGTTGCATAGCCCTGCTTGCCTGTACCTGTGATAACTTGATTGCCAGTGGTTGATAGACTTGTGCCAGTAGCTACACCGATTACTGGTGTCACCAATACTGGACTTGTAAATGTGCCTGTGCTGACAGTTGGGTTTGTGATTGTTGGCGTTGTCAGGGTTGGACTTGTTGCAAACACTAACAGACCCGTGCCAGTCTCATCTGTCATTGCCGCCCGTAGGTTGGCACTAGATGGCACAGCCAAAAAAGCCTGCACATTTGCCCCATAAACTGCATCAGCGTTGATCTGATACCAAGAATTTGTGGGCTGATAGAACCGAATTGCTGTTGCAGTTCCTGCGCCTAAAAATGTCACACCCCCATAAATGGCAGTTGCACCATTCAAGGCAATCGTTAGCGAGGTAATTTCTTGGGTGGTGGTAATCAATACCGATGTGCCATCAGGTACACCAGTATTCAAAGGCAAGGTGATCGTCCCAGTTGCCAGCGTTCCCGCGGGTTGCAACAGCATCCATTGATCATTGCTGACAGGTGTTGGCACAGTGATGTTGAACCCATTGCCGGGCACAAAAAGATTTACCGACAGCGTTGGCGATGCAAAACTTTGCTGAAAGAATGTCAACAGACTGCCGATTGATGTGCGTCTTGCATCTCCATTGTTGGGCGAATAAACAGGTAACTGGTCACCGCTTGAAATGGTGCTGAGTACTGGCAGTTGATTGATTGTTGGCATGATTGTCCTTAG